CCACCGAGGAGCTTGGTGATGAGCAGGTCCGTGCTTGCCGTGTACATGGTTTTGAAGCCAGTGTACACTGCGAGCTGCTCGGTAGGCGTGTACCCGGCCGGCGGGACATCGAAGACCATGTAAACTGACATGGAAACCTTCGTGTTCTCGCTCGGCTTGAACGGGTCAGCCGTGAGCTTGGACGTATCGAGCCTCAACATCCTGCGGGTCCGCGCCCCATACTTGTGGGACGCGGTCAGCTGGGTGAGTCCGTCACCGCTGACGTACTCCGAAATGTCCTCCCCCACGGAAACGCGGGGAAGCGACAGCGCGGAGGCCGGCGCAATGGTGACAGACTGAGGGTCGGCGAATGACATGGCATCACTCCTAGGAGCAGGGTCTCTACTCCCATTGGCGTTGGTATTAGGTACAACAACCTAATGACCACGTCGGGTTATCCCCAACGCAGCCAAAATGGACTGCTGGCGCGCATCAAGTGCGTCCCAGGTTAGCCCGAACCCAAATGGGTTTGCCTTCCGACGTATCTTCGTTTCATTAACGAGAGTAATCGGATATGGGTATGTCGGTCCGAATTTTAGATTCGTCCCGCCAACCCAATAGTACATGTCTGAAACAATTGAATGTTCCATCATGTAACCATAAGGCATAACAAGACCGTATTTAATATGGTCTTCGAGGTTGGAAATTACGTCTCCCAACGACGAAACCCAATCTACGGCCCAGCTCCACGGAGCAAGGTTATAAAGCGTAGAGGGAGTAAGCTCGATCCCAAGAAGGTGATCGGCTTGCTCGGATAGAACGTCAAGGCGATTAGCCGTGTACGGATCTATCCCTAGATGGTACGTAAACGCACCAGCAAACCACCTACGCTTCGTTGTCGTCCTTCGACGACGAACCTTGCCACCAAGGTAAGACCAATCGTAGTACATCTCCAAACCAGAGCTCGTTGTATACGGGCTCGTAAGGTTGGAGAAGACTTGCGTATCGGTCTCATCCTTGATCAACGCGAAGGACCTCCGACGTCGAACTAGTTTGCCAGCATCACGCTCAAATTGCTTAATAAGCTTTTGAGCGTTTAGCATTCCGTGAGCAAAATCACGGATATCGGCAACTAGCGGCTTAATACCAAACTCTAGGTTGAGGAGTTCCTCAGCACTGTGGGTGAATAAACTTCCATCCACAATGTCTGCGGTACCCTTCTTCCAAAAGGAAGAACCTATAATGCGAGGTAAACCCTCGCGATATAGCTCTACTAGAGCAGTAGTAAGCTCTCCGACGTTATTGGTCGGCTTAACATCAGCGACGGCCTCAGCTCCAACTGCATTCAAAACAGCGTCAGATGACGCCGCAGAAGGAGGAAAGGTTACGCCGCTCATGCTATGAGGAAGGATAGGACCACGGTATGTATATCCGTGTTGTCCATATCCATCCCGAACTGACGCCCAGGAGAACGTTCCGGTAGAAACCTTAAGGTTTCTAACGTAAGTTTTCTCTGAGCGAAAGTTCCCGCCCTGGTCGGTAATGTCACCATAACGGCGACGTTTCCAACCCGGATGGTTCTCGGACGTAGTTACCTGCGTCCCTTGGAGGTTACTCGGGGCCCACGAATTCTTCGTTACCGTTTTGGTATACGAAGGTGGTGGTGTAGTCTGGTCACTCCAACTTTCCATTATGCCTACAGAACCCGTAAAGGGTAATGCACGCTTTTTGGTAGTTGTTGTGTTCCGGACTTCCCCTGAGAGGTCATCCAAGCGCATCAGAGCTCCTCTGGTCTCTCCCTGTTGATTCAGGGAATTACATACCCGAGTCGGTTATCTGAATCCCCGACCCTAGTCTTAATAGACTAGGGACGAGGGGATCAGACGGACCGGCTATGGGGTATGTGACTGCTGTACTTGCACCCTGGGGCC